TGGTAGGCATTGCCATCAGAAGAAGGTATTTGTGCTGTTGAAGTACTTTGGTTGATACGTTGATTAGCATTAATGGTTTCTTCATCAACGGTAGGTTGAACAGATTCTTCTTGTTTAGTTTGTAAACCAAACACATCACTGTATTCAGATAACCAAGAGTCAATCTGTTCAGGGGTATCAATATCACTAGGAATAAGTTTCGCTAGTTTATCTGGTACACCCTTTGATGCCAACACATCTTTTACTTGACGTGAACGCATTTCTTGGCGCATCTTGTTAAGTTCAGCCTCAATGGCTTCTCTTTCCTTTTGAGCCTTTTTTAGCGCTCTACGAAGGTCTGCAGGACCATTGTCCTGTTCTTCGTTTTCGTCTTCGTATTCGTATTGGTTTGCTGCCATAGCAGCCACTCCCTTTCTTGAGTTGTCGTAATCCACATACACAAACAGGGGAATTTGTGATGGCTATTACTACCGGTCTTCTTGTACGCTTCTAGGTGCCGGTGCGCCTAGCAGGCTTTTAAAACTGACCTTGAGATGAACGACCTAGTGAAGGTTGTCCTACTCCTGATTGGCCAGCAAATCTTGATTGTTCAATTTCTCCAAGACGTTGTAAACGTTTCTTATACTCAGCAGATGATTCTCCACCAAACACTGCACTTGTTATTTCTTCTAAACCAACAGGTTTAATACCAGCAGTTATTTGTGAAAGTTTTTGTGCTTCAGGAAGAGCACCAGCAATTTGTTCAAAACCTTGACGTGCTTCTTCTTGTGTTACACCAAGTTGTCCAGTGTATTGTTCAGCCATAGGTGCTGCTATTTGTATACCTTGACGTGCTGCTTCTGCACCAAACTGTGCAGCCTTTTGTTGACGTGTAATAAATGGTAATGCACGTTCAGGGTCAAGAGCATAAGCCAACATATCGCCAGATTGTAAACCATAAAATCTTCTTAAAGAATCAGTGTAGAATGGGTCAGCATTTTGAATAGATTGGTTAGCAACATCTACACGTTGTTGTAGTTCTGCAGGTGAAATATCATTACCGATAAATTTAGCAAAATCATCTGCTTGGTCATAGAAACCTGCAGGAAGTTCAGAATCACGCATAACCTTTTTGTATGCTGCTTCAATAGAAATATATTCAGCAGGTGTTAAAGGTTGTAAACCTGCTTTACGTCTATTCTCATTACCAATGAAACGTTGTTTATATTCAGGTGTTTCTTGTAGTTTTATTGTTACTACAGTGTCAGATAATCCTTGTTGTTTAAGTTCAACTATTTTGTTAGCAAGTGAACCTAGACCATATTGGTCAAACATATATTGTAAAAATGCTATAGAATCTAAACGGTCTTGTGCATTTTCATCAAAAACAGTACCTGTAGAAACATTACTAGTAGGAACCGTAACCGCTGCAACTGCTTTTGCTGTTGCAGCATCAACACGTGCTTGCTCTGCTGCGCTAAAGGCATTACGTCCACCTATAGGTGCGTTACCTTTAATTTTTACATCCGCTGCTCTATCAGTAGCCATTTATGACACCAATCCAAAATCTCTTAAAACTTGCATACCAGTACCAATCAATTCCTCTTGAGCATTCTTTGTATATCTCCAACGAGGGTCTTGCTTTAACTCACGTTCAAACTGCCAAATAGGAGTAACCACAGGTTTACCTTCAGGGTCAACAGAAGTTAAAGCCTTAGTAATAGTAGGGTCATTCAAACTAATCGCATTAGGGTCAATCTCAAGAATAGAAGCCATAGATTGAAGATAAGGAGAAGCAGCCTGTTTAACATTCAAACCAGCATCAATCTGTGTAGCAAACCCAGCATAACGAGATTTAGCAGTATCACGGATAAGGTTTTGAAAAGTATCTAAACTTTCACGACCTTCAAGAACTGCTTTTGCAGAATTGTTATACCAGTCATCATTATATTGAACACCATAATTGTTTGCATATTCACGTAAATCGTCAACAGTTTTAGCGGCATCACCTGTTAAACCTTCAACACGACCTTTACGTGCAACTTCTTCAGCAAGAGTTGCAGCATCCCAACCTTGATTAACTGATTGTGCAGCAAGATTTCTTGCTTCTTTATCAGATAAACTAATACCATATTTTACAGCGGTACGTTTAACTGAACGAACAATATTAGATAATGATTGTGCACCAGCAGCAACATCAGGATTATTTAAAGCATCAACAGCAAGGATTTGTTCAGCATCAATGTTAGCACGTTGGGCTTTAGCAAGAGTTGTTTCAAAATCATTTTGTAAATTACCTGAAGCACCTGCTGCTCTAAGCAAAGCAGCAATACGATTATATTCAGCAGTGTTGCCAGAATATTTTAATCTAAGTAAATAATTAGCAGCCTCTGCACCAGATTCAAATTTAATACCAAATGCAACAACAGGTGCCATAGGGTCAAGTCTTGTACCATAAACACCAGCATCTCCAACACCATAATCACTAGGTTTTTTATTTATAGAACCAGTGGATTTTGTGACACCAGGACCTTGAACAGGACCAGTAACAGTCTTAGGTTTATTAGTTTTCTTAACAACACCTACAGGACCAGTAGGTGCAGCAGTTTCCATACCAATAGTCATTATTCTCCAAGCAGTTCTTTGATATCAATAATCGGGTCACCAACAAGATACCTATTAGCAAAATCAGCGAAATAGGTATTATTTTGTGCTAAATCAAACACAAAAGCCTCATACTGTGCACGAATCTGTTTACGTCTAGCACTATTTGCAGGAAGAGTATTCCACTCAGCAAATATAGAATCACGGCCATCACGCCAAAGTCTTACAGTTTCCCATAAAGATTCTTCAGGACGAGACCTTTTAACATCTGAAAGCCATTGTTCATTATCTAAAGCAACATCAATAAGATTAAGATTCTCATTAAATGTATCATTCATATTACCAAATGTTTCAGCCCAAGCAGTATTACGTGTAATCAAACCGTCTTCTTGATTATAAATCTGGTCACGATACCAAGCACGAATATCAGCATTAGAATTAGCAGTTAAAGACTTACTTGGACGACCAGCAAGATAAGCATCACGTTCTTTAGTAATACGGTCATATTCACGCCAACCATCTTCAACCTGTGCATCTGCTTCACGTTCAGCAAAAGTTTTAGTACCTTCAAATATTGGCACACCACCAACATCAGAAATCTTTAAGAAAGCACTAGCAGCAGGAGAATAATCACCAGGAACAACAGGATTAAGAATCATACCAACAGATTCAACACGTTGCTCAGGATTCTTAGCAACCCATTGATTTAACCATTCATAAGAATTTAATCTACGAACAGCCTCTTGCTCAGGTGCAACACTTGCCTTATATTTAGTACCACTAATAAGATAACGTACAGCCTCTTCACCATACATTAAAATATAATCTTGCAAAGCAGCCTGATAAGGTTGAACACCAGGTCTATCTGCTAAAAGTTGTGGATTAGTAACATAGTTTAATTCCATACGGTCAAACTCGTCACGATACAGAATTGATACTGGTTGTTCTGTTACAGAAAATGGTGAGAATAGTTTTTTAACTAAACGCCAAGCCATAACATCATAAGTTAATTTTAATGATTCATCAATACTTGGTTCATCACCATCAGGATTATTTATTTCCCAATCAACACGGCGAGCAGTATGAACAGACCATAAAGTTGAAGCAAAAGCATCTTTACGGAACTGTAAACCATCTTTATTAAAGAAGAAATCTCCAGTTAAACCTGCAAGTTCAATGGCAGATTTTAAAGAACCAGCAACAAAAACTTGTTCAATAACATTACCAGCAAAAGATGTTGCTAAACCTATAGCAGTTTTACCTTCAGAATCTTTAGCGGCAGGTAGCACACCACGAGGAACACCACCATAAATAAGTTGATTATAAAGTTTTTCACCAACAGCATTTTTAATATTGGTTTCAAGTTTAGGAAACTTTTGAACAGCAGTGTTTAAAACAACTTGACCAAGCCAGTTAGGACTTGGACCGTTAACCATAAAGTTTAATTGTCCAGCATTCATCTTATGAACAAAAGGTTGAACTCTACCTGGTTTATTGAAGAAAGGTAATACAAGAAATGCTGTTTTGTTTTCTTCATCAGCACGTTCAGGTGTTAAAGGATTACCTTCTTCATCAACAACCATACCTACAGCCCAAGGAGAAGTACGTATTTGTTCAAGAAGAGCAAAGTTATATGGGTTAGCAAATCCTGCTTTAACCCAATATTTGATTGAGTTAAACATAGCAGTAGGAAAACCTAGAAGAAAACGTGTGTAGTATTGAACATTGTTCATACGTCTAATTGCATAGAAAGTATTTTCTACTTGCTTTAAAGCGTATTCTTGTGCAAGTGGACGTATTTGGTTTTGCCACATATCTGTAGTAATTTCAATACCGTTACGTCTAGCATTTTCCACAATCATTTTAACTGCTTCATTACCGTAGTATCTACCATAAGGGCTACGGAATAAAGATGATTCTGGTTTTGCTATAAGTCTGAAACCTGTGTTAACTCCACGTTGATAAGTATCAGCAACCCATTGGCCAAGACTTAAAATACCACCGTTATCAATATCTAATGTAGGTAAATCTTTACCTTTAAATAATTCTTCAGCAACAATTACGTTACGTTGACCAACTCTTTTAGTTCCAACAATAACCTGTTTAGAATCAATGATTTGTTTTTGAATATTCTTATCTTTAATAAGATTATCAACAAGTTCACGTGATTTAGCAATAATATCTCTAGCAGCACCTTCACTTAAATCAAGTTTTTTACTTGTCTTACCCGCAGAAACACCAGATGCTACACGATAGAAATCACTAAATTTACCACGTGCAGATAAATCACGAAGCATATAAGAAATAATGTCATTATCTGACATACCTGACATAATACGACCAACAATAGGGTCATTACGTAAGATTTGTATTTGTTGAGCGTATTCTCCCCAATACTTTTTAACAAGTTTAGGGTTAACTGTTGAAGTTCTAGGATTTATTGCAATAGTATCAAAACTTTTACGTGGTGCTCTTTCAAATACACCAGGTTGTGTAACGTTTGCTAAAGTTAATGCTGGGTCTATTTCTTGACGTAATGCACCACCACCGATAACATCAGCACCTGTAACATCAAGTTGTTTAGTTACATATACTGGTTCACTAACAGCAACATTTAATTTTGCTTTATTCCAAATTGCTTTAGCCTGATTTTTATTTTGAGGCATTTGCATTTGTTGTTTATCAAAATTTTTAATTGCGTTAGAAACTGAAGTTTCTTGAACCTTTTTCAATTTAGAATATGCACTAGGAAATATTATTATTCCTTCATTTCCTGATTTATCAAATATAAAATCTTTATTTAACTCTAAATCAGTAATATCATATTCAACTGCTATATCTCTACTTGAAGCGTAATCTTGCCAATATTTAGGATTTCCAGCAAATAAACCTGGTGTTTCTAAAGGTTGACCAGTTCTGCTAGTTGGTCTATAATTTATGTCAGGTGTAAAATTAGGATTTTTAGTTATATGCCAAACTCTAGGTTTTAAACCATCTAAACTTAATGCTTTTTCAAAGTCTTTAAAATTATCAAATTGTTTTGCTTGTTTAGCAAGTTCATTTTCAGTAGCATTTAAAGGAATAATTAAATTTCCTTTATCATCAACATCTATAATTCTTGTTTCAAAATTCTTTTTACCATAAATCTGTGGCAAAGTAACATCTTGAATACGACCAAGAATACGAACAAAAGGTTCAAAAATAGAGTTCTTAGGAACATAACCAGGACGAATAAGAACAGCAGCAGAGAAAGCACGTTCAAAAGCATCAGCACTAATACTCATCAAATTAAGTTTAGCCCGTAAAGCAACTAGTGCTCCACCTTTAATTTCTTCTGTTAAAACATTTTCAAGAACACGCATATCAAGCATAGGAACTTTAGAAGCAAGAGTTGCTTTAATGTTCTCATCAACAGCAGTTACTTCAGCACCATCAGTTTGTTTAGTAACAATACCATTTTGAGTATTCTTAATCTTTTCAACAATGCCATCACGTTTAGCAACAATACGTGAAATAGCATTAGTTACATCAATATTAGTACCGGATAAACCTTCTTTTTCAGCAATCTCTTTAGCAATAATTTGTGCTGCACGGTTTTCAATGTTTTTAAGAACTTCTGCTCTTTTAACTTCATCAGCAGGAGCAGCAAGCCAATCATTAATCATCTGCTCACGGAATTGTTTATATTTACCTTGACGTAAAATACGTGACATTTGTAAAGTTGCAGATATTTCTTCAATACTATCCATTGGACGTAAACCAGTAAGTTCAACATATCCACGTGGACGAAGACGAGTAGTAGCCATTGTTAAAACACGGAAAGGTCTATAAGCCCCACCACCAATAAGATTCTCTTGAATCTGATTAGAACCTTTACCAAGAAGACGTTCAGTCTTAACAGATGTTTTTAAAGTATTTAATTGTTCAACAAAACTAAACTTTGAAGGTGCCCAAGAAACGTTACCTGCACCAATAGAAACTTTACTGTACCAGTCTTGCCATTCACCTTTAAGTTTTGGATTACGTTTAATAATATCATCCAAAACACCACCAAGTTCTACTGCTTCAGCCTCATCAACAAGTTGATAAGGATTAGCAATATCTTCAAAAGGAAGAGTAGATTGAAGGTTAACAGGTTTCTTAGAAAGTTTTAAAGCATCAGCAACAGAAGGTGCTTTAGCAGCCAAACGGTTAGCAGCAGCAACAGAACCAAGTTCAGCAAGAACTAAATCTTTTGCTTCATCAACAGTTTGAGTAGCAGCACCAAGTTGAGAAAGAAGACGAGGATTATGAGAACGAGCAATAACAGGATTAGACAATAAGTCTACAGGATTTTCTTTAGCAAGAACATCAAGAATATGAACACCAACACCATTTTTAGGTTTGATATCAACAAAATCTATACCATTATCTAATTGTGTTTGAATATCTGTTGCAGCATCAAGACCTTCAGATTCTAAAGACTCAATAGTTTTAGCAGCCAAAGGTTGACGTGTTAAACCAGATACTTTCTTTAAACCTTTAAAACCAAGACCAGTACCAAGACTTGTAACAACTTCTAAACCAATATCAGTTAAACCAGTAATAGCCTGATATAAAGGACTTTGTTGTGCTTCTTGACGTTGTTTCTCATCCAAAATATTATAGTTTGGATTAAGCATAGGAAGTAAATCATAAACAGCATCAAGATTCTTTTTTGCTTGTTCATTACCAAGTCTGTTTGTTAATAAATTAGCAGCAACAACTGCTGATTGAACTTTAGGATTTTGTCCTATTTGATATGCAAAAGATTCACCATAACTAATACGTTCTGCTGCTTGTTTAGCAGTAGCAGGTGTTATAGGAGCACCTTTAGTTTTATATGTTTTTTCTAAAAAACCACCTGATAAAGGTTCGCGAACACTTTCTTCAAGAACTTTATCTGCTGCAGCAATAACATCACCCATAGGTGAACTAAAAAAATCAACTGCTTTAGGAACAACTTTTTCAATTAAAAAGTTTCCTACTGCAGCACCGACACGATTCCTTGTTAAATAATCAGTCAGAGCACCCACAGTATTATGCTCCTTCTGGTTTAGTTAAAGTTTCTAGTAAATCATTAAATTGGTCATCACTTAAATTAGGTGTACGTGCTAAATCAAAAGCAACAGAACCTAAAGGAAAACCTAAAACTTGTAGCGCTGTATCAAAGCGTTCCGAAAATTGACTCATTTATGCAATACTCTTCAAATATTGTACAAAGTTTCTGAAAGTGTTAGACACAGATGGGTCATTAGACATCTGTTCTAAAGACGGTAAATATTGTACAAGGCGTTGATTATCGGCTTGTAGTTGTTTGTTAAAAGATTCAGCCATACTTGGGCCAAGTGCTTCCATACCAGGACCAGGACCAAGGGCTGCACCAGCAGTAACTGGTTCATTTGGTCTATAAGACTTTTCGTCTAAACCAATAATAGGTTGTGAGGCTGCGGCTGATGCGAGGCCCGAAGGCATACCTGATTGTTCAATACTCGGAGCCGCAGCCAAAGGAGCAGATTGTTGAATATTCATTAACTCTTGCCCCTCTCCGTAAGGGAGACCTGAAACATATTTAGCAGCCTGTGTACCACTTTGACCATTACCACCACGACCATTAACCTTCATAGGGTTATTTTGTGGTGCTGTTGGTCTGTATCCACCTCTTGCCATTAATATGTCCTAACTTTAAATATAATTATTTACTTGCGTGTTTTGGTGCTTTACCACCACGAGTGCCACCAGGTTGTTTACCGAATTTGATTTCGGATTTTCCTGGTTTAGCAATGCTTGGAACACCAGATTTTTTAACTGGTTGTTCGTATGCTTTTCCAGCAGAACCTTGGTTTGCTGGCTTTTTGCCACCCTTGAATGACTTCATTCTTTCTCCTTCTTAGCCCGCAGGGACCATTCTTGTAACACTAGATGCTAGTGTTGGTTTGCCAGAA